GGAGGATTCGATTTTCCCATACGTGGCAAACGAAAATACACCATTCCCGGCTATTGTATATACGATTGACGGAGCAGCTCCAGAATATACAAAAGATGGATGGGCAGGGGACGAGATAACATTCAGTGTGATTTCAATGGCAGACAATTATAACACATTACAGTCAATAGTCCCTGAAATTCGTATGGCACTGGAACTTGAGAATGGCACTATCGAGGGAATATTGATTGATCGAATATATATGTCAGGGATGGTCGAGGGATTTAACCTGACAGAAAGCGCATTTATGAATAAATTAAGTTTTTCAGTTATAATGAAAGGTTATTAACAATTAAAACAGAAATAAAATGGCAGTAGTTATTAATGGGTCGGACATATTTGTATATATCGACGGTATAAAGGTTGCAAATGCAACTTCTCACACTTTGACAATGAATATGGCGACGAGGGATACCAGTAACAAAGATACTGGTAAGTTTAATACTAAAGACGTTGGGAGGCTTGACATAACAGCCTCATCCGATGCTTTGGTGGTGTATGCTAATCTTGCATCAATGCTAACGGCTTACATGGCGAGGGTTCCAGTTACGTTGCATTTTGCAGAAGATACGGCGGGAACTCCTAATACAAGTAAGTTTTATGCTACCGGGGAGTTTGTAATTACATCGATGGACATAAACGCAGCTGATCAGGCAAATGCTTCCTATTCATGTACATTTGATCATTACAGCGGGTTTACATGGAGTGGAGATACTGCTCTGGCTGTTGGCGTACTTGGTACAAACTGTTCTGTAAATGGTGCTGATGATGGCTTTGTCGCTTGCTTCCCCAAAGGCGGGACGGCTCCATATACTTTCTCATGGGATACTACTCCGCCAACAACTACGCAGTCAATGACTGGCCTCGCTCCGGGTACTTATACAGTTACGGTGACGGATACCGCATCAGCAACGGCAACTGCTGAGATAACAATAACAGAACCCGGAGCATGATAAAAACACTGGAATCCATACGGGTTAAGATCGGAGAAAAGGAATTTTCTATTGCCTTTAGTAATCGTGCTATGTTTGCTCATCTGAGGCGAATTTCAGAGAATCCGGATGATCCGGAACTTGTAGTCAATTATTATTACGATCTCTGTAAGGCCGGGGCACGACTGGAAGGCAAGGAGTTTAATTATTCCTTTGATGAGTTTTATGATGTTATTGATCACTATCAGGACGCCTTAAACAAGTTTGCTGATGCTATTAATAAGCTAATGCCCGATGTAGGTAAAAAAAAATAAATGCCAGCGAAGTTGATTTAGATGGGATTTACGGTTATTGCGTCGGAGTGGTGGGAATTAATCCGGAATATTTCTGGGATCGAATGAGTCAGGATGAAGTTACAGCGATTTATAAGGCACGAAATGAAGCGAATAAAGAGGGATGGGAACAAACAAGATTAATATGTTACTGGAGTGTCGTTGCGATGAACGGGAATAAAGTATTTAAAAAGCCTGGGGATCTATTTAAGTTGCCTTGGGAGAAAGGTTTTAAAGTAACTATTAAAGAAGCAAAAGAATATGATGGATGTAAGCATTGACGGTAGTGATTTGAAAGTACTTGAGGACTTTTTTGACAGTCTGGGCCGGAAGGATCAGCGTAAAGTTCTTATGGCTTCTTACCGGAAAGCCGTTAAGCCGTTGTTATCAGTTGCAAAAGGAACCGTTCCGAAAACTTCACTCATGGGACTTTACCGATCATTGGGTACTGAGGAGGTTGCCGGAGATACTGCCATATTTGTAGGATCGAAAACTAATACAAAAACGCTTCGCCGGTCGCACGGGATTAACCGGGTAAGTAAAGTATGGTATGCTCACTTAGTTGAGCTTGGTACGGGTCAGCGGCATTGGCGGAGAAAAAGCGGCAAGTCAACCGGGGCAATGCCAGCAAGTCACTTCTGGGAAAATTCCCTGGCAGCAACTGAAGATCAGGTTTTTGATATTGCTGCAAAAGAGTGGTATGATGAGATTGAACGGTTTATAGTTAGAACTAACAAAAAGGGAAGATAATGGCACGATCGGGAATGAATAAAGAAGTTGCCATCCGTTACACGGGTGATACTAAGGATTTTAAGCGTGCCGCTGCTGATGCTAAGCAGATAATAAAAAGTCAAGCGGATCAGATTAAGGCTAAAAATGCTGAGATGAATAGCAGCTTTACAAAGGTTACTGCTGCTGCAAAGAATGCCGCTGCTGCAATGGCCGCTGTTTTTAGTATTGGTGCTATTGCGAATTTCACCAAGGAATCGATGAAGTTGGCTGCAACTGCAGAGGGTATTAGTTCAGCATTTAACGCATTAAACAGGCCGGGGCTGCTTAAAAACTTACAGGAAGCAACTCGTGGGACGGTTGATAATTTAAAGTTAATGCAAAAGGCTGTTCAGGCTAATAACTTCAAGATCCCACTTGATCAGCTTGCAACATTTTTTGAGTTTGCGACAAAGAGAGCTATCCAAACCGGTGAATCAGTCGATTATCTTGTTGACAGTATCATTACGGGAATTGGCCGGCAGTCTGTACTGGTAATGGATAATCTTGGTATATCTGCCGTCGAATTACAAAAAGAAGTTGCAAAAGTAGGGGATTTTGGAGTTGCTGCTGGTAATATTATCCGCCGTGAACTTACTTCAATGGGCGACGTTGCAAGTACAACAGCAACAAAATTTGAAACATTTAATGCGACCGTAACAAATCTTAAAGTTTCATGGGGTGAATATCTTAACCAAAATACATTAATTCAAAAAACATTACAAGGTGTATCTGAATTATTACAAAGGCTTTCTGATCCGGAAATGAATTTTTGGCAGGCTTTATATTATAATGGTAAATTATACGAGGAATGGTTAAGAAAGAGTAAGATAGGGAAAACAACTGAGGGAATGACAGTAGGTGCTTTTGAAGATTTAATAAAGCTCGGAATAGGAGGCGGAAAACCATCAGTAACACCAGCCGCCGCTGTTATTGGTCCTTATGATGAACTGGTAAAGAAGATTAAGGAGGGCGCAGAAGAATCCCGGAAAATGGCAGAAGCATGGAAAATAATTCATAAAGAGATTGCCGGGGCTGGTGTAACAAGGGGAGGATTAAAGCCGGGGATGCCTACGGTTGGGATGGGTTTGCCTACTGCTCCCGGGTTAGCCGGCGCACCAAAAATGCCGGAGATTGTCGGGGAGGGATTTGAAAAGGAGATAAGATTAGTCAACGGCTTACAGGATGCTTTTTTGGGCATGTCTTCGGCCGCAATGCAAGGGGGTAACGTTTTGAAAAATATGGCCGATTCAATGATAGACAGCATAAAACGAATTGCTGCTGAGTTAATGGCAAAGGCTGCTGTATGGGCAATCCTCAGAGTAATATTTCCGGGACTATTTGGGACATTGGAAATAGGGTCTTTTGGTAAGTTTGTAACCGGTGGATTAATGGGAGGTGGGAAACCTATTGCTTCACTTGGAATGGCAAGTCAAAATATTAATGTAGGTGGTCAGTTTGTTTTAAAAGGGGCTGATGCTTATGCAATGGTTTCACGGCATGGAAATATGTTAAACGGAAATACTTAAATGGCATTTGCAGTTAAATATCGGACAGAATTTACAGACATCCTCGGACTTAATTGGAAAGTCGAGATTGAAGAGGATTCCTATGCCGGTGCTGTAACAGATATGCAATGCTCCGGGAATCCTTTAACGATTGATTTTCTTGCCGCTTCTGATGATCTTTATGATAATTCAATTAAGGGAAGTAAAGCCGACCTGACTATTGAATCAACAAATTTTCAATGGATTGATCTGTATTCAACGGAAGATTTAAGATTAAGGATGTCAATTTATTATAATTCAACGCTTTATTGGCGTGGTTATGTAATAACGAATAATTATTCTGAAGCTTATAACACACCAAAGTTTTCAGTTACAATTTCAGCATCTGACGGGTTAGGATATTTAAAGAATTATCTATATAAGTATAAAACTGTTACGGAAGATGATACATACTATCAGGACCGTATTTTAGAATCTCAGATCGTACTTGATATTCTTGGTAAGTTAGGAATAACGTCATTTACGGAGTTTGTTAATATCTATGAGGAGTCAATGGTCAGTACTACGGCTGATTCTCCGATGGATCAGATCCGTATTGATGTTGACGTTTTCCGGGATATGTACTGTTATGAGGTTTTGGATGAAATTCTCAAAAAGTATAATGCAGTTATCCGCATCATTGCCGGCCAGCCTACTATTTACCGACCGGTTGAGTTAGCCGGCGCAACGGTTTACGGAAGGATATTCACGGCAGCTGCAACAAAAACTTCAACTACATTAACGCCGTCGCAGTATATAAGCCGTAAAGGTACTTTAACAGATTTAAGGGATACTAATGGCGGCACTTTAATGATTCAGGCCCCGGCAAAGAAAGTAACGATATATCAGGATTACGGTTATAAAGAAAGTTGGATTGATAACTGGGAATTACGGGGCAATACCTTAGACGAAGTTACTTATAAATTTAAAGATTGGACATATACTGGAGGTGGAATAATGCCAGTTATTCAGCAACTTAAAGGTGAATCCGATGGAGTTGTTTTTCCATCTGGGACGAGCGGGCCCGGTGCAAATCCGATAATGTATCAGTCATTTGGAAATTACGCAGTCAGTACATCAGATGTATTTATTATTGAGTTTGAATATTTCTTTGCCAGTTTAATTGATGCTCAGGATGTTGGATTTAATATACGAATTAAGTCTGATAATTCAAGCCATTATCTTTATGATTATGATGATTACGAAGCCAAATGGAATGGCTCTGCAGACTACATTGATTATACAGAGGCGGTTGGAGCGGCAGAAGTAACAGAATGGCGAACATTTAAAAGAACTATTACAGGAGTCCCGACATCCGGATCTTATACAATAGGGCTTTATAGTGGAACGACATCAGTATCAAATGCTTTGTGGGGAATAAAAAATATACGGTTTTATTGTACAAGTGATAAATTATCAATTAAAAGAACACCGAAGCCGTCGTGGTTTGAATATTTTTGGTTTGGGAAATTAAATGCTGAGGCACGGGAAAGGTCAAAACATCCTCGTGAGATTGATTATAAGGATGTTCAGGAAATTGTTATTAAAGAGCACGTTGTAACAAACGCTATTAACGGGTTAGAAATTGGATATAACTGTAAGCTTGGGGACGTAACTGATGCAAATGTTGATAATGTTATTGAACAACTTGCCGGATCACTAATGACAAATGTCCGAACATTGCTTCAGGTTGTTCATACTGTTACACTTTCGGCAGATTCTCCGGACGGGACAATAGATATAACCTGTGACGGACTAACAAAGACAGCAACATATATAAGTGATCTGCCGACAACAGCATTAGTTTTTGCAGCCGCTAATAATACGGCCTGGGCATTGCAAGGAATAGGAGTGACATCAAGCGGAAATGATATAATATTTACAGGGACAGCAGGACAGGAATTAGATGGAGATACGGAAGTAACTAATCTGACGGGGGGTCTTAATGGATCAGTTGGACTTACACAGCCCAATAGCTATTCCGATGTAATTGCTTATTCAACCGATTGGAATACACGAGGAGGATCAGAGAGCAAAGAACTATTGTCAATTATTTGTGACGAGCTGACAAATCAATTTAGCAGGCCGAAACATTTTTTAAGTTTGCCGATTATGGAGAATAACAGATTTTCAAAAACTCCGCATGTTGATATATTGGGTAATTTTCAGGACAGCTTAAACCAAATAGGCGGGAATAATCGTAAATTTGTATTTAATAAAGGAACAGCAAATATAAGAGACAGAGAATGGAATATTGATTTAATAGAAATAATATAATAATTACTATGGGAGCATTAGCACAGATGTTAGCAAAAAAAGGATGTGATTTAGTCACAGGAACAGATCCGTTTGTCGCCCCGGCAGGTAAACAGATATTTATGTTCAAAACAAATGAAGCAACGGTAATTGCCGAATTTGATGAGATACCGGTGTCGATCAGAAATAATACATGGACGGACGGATCATCTGATGATGCCGTGACTATTAATGATCGGTCTTATTGTGGTGTTTCATTAGCGGCAGGGATGGAGGTTTATTTTGACGGACCTGTTACATCCATAACCTTGACCTCAGGATCCGGAATGGTTTATTATATGTAATGAGAGCAGGTAACCTCATATCACGAATTAACTTTTACGGCAAAGTCATTATGCGAGGTGACTATGGGGAGAGTATTGACTCGTGGCCGGCTGTAACTATTGCAACACGTGGAGAGGTTCGATGGGTAGGTGGCAACCAGACACTTGATAATGAGGCAAAGACTTATACCCGAAGTATGGAGTTGACGGTGCGATACCGGTCAGAAATTGTTGAAACGATGCACGTTCAGATTGACAATGGCACGGAAACATATATAATAACTTACCTTGAGGTTATAGGCCACAAGGAGGCTTTAAGGCTGACGCTCGAAAAGTTAAACAATGATATGTTACCTATTGGTTTGCACATTGCGACGGAGGATGAAATGGAAATTATTAC